GAAAAGTAAAAGATAATGGCAATGTTACTATGATTGAAAAGGATGATACTTTTAATCCACCTAATGAAATGATGGATGAAGGTAACTTCACAAAAGAATCAAAAACAATAGATGTATGGTATGAAGGTGTTATGGTTATGGGAACTAATATATTACTCCAATGGAAAATGATGGAGAATATGGTTAGACCTCAATCAGCCACACAACACGCAATTCCAAACTATGTAGCTTGTGCACCTAGAATGTATAAAGGTTCTATTGAATCTTTAGTTAGAAGAATGGTTCCGTTTGCAGATTTAATACAGGTTACCCATTTAAAATTACAACAGGTAATATCAAGAGTTGTACCTGATGGTGTCTTTATAGACGCAGATGGTCTTAATGAAGTTGACTTAGGAACAGGAAATGCTTATAATCCGGAGGATGCATTAAGAATGTATTTCCAAACAGGTAGTGTTATTGGTAGAAGTTATACTCAAGATGGTGATTATAATCAAGCTAGGGTTCCTATTAAAGAATTGCAATCCTCTTCAGGAGCATCAAAGGCTCAAATGTTGATTACTAACTATAACCACTACTTAAACCAAATAAGAACAGTAACAGGTTTAAATGAAGCTAGAGATGCAAGTATGCCATCTTCAGATTCATTGGTTGGGTTACAAAAAATGGCAGCATTAAATTCTAATGTAGCTACAAGACATATTCTTCAGGGAAGTTTATATATTTATAAAACACTAGCCGAAGCAATTACATATAGAGTAGCTGATATTTTAGAGTACTCAGATTTTAAAGAGCAGTTTATAAATCAAATTGGAAAATATAATGTGTCTATACTTGGAGATATCTCCAACTTATATATTTATGACTTTGGAATATTTATTGAGTTGTCTCCGGATGAAGAACAAAGAGCACAACTTGAACAGAATATTCAGATGGCTTTATCTAAAGGAGATATAAATCTTGAAGATGCTATTGACATTCGTGAGATTAAAAATATGAAACTTGCTAATCAGCTTTTAAAAATGAAAAGGATTTCTAAGCAAGAAAGGGAAGAGAAAATGGCAATGCAACAACAAGCTATAAAATCTCAACAGATGATTAAGCAACAAGAAATGACTGTACAAGCTAATCAACAAAAATTGCAAATGGAAACTCAGGCTAAACTTCAGTTTAGACAAGGTGACATTGCTTTTGAAATTGAAAAGATGAAACAGGAAGCTATGTTAAAGTCTCAGTTAATGGCAGAAGAATTCCAAATGAATTTGCAATTAAGAGCAATGGATGCACAATCTTTATCAACAAGAGAAGATAGCAGAGAAAAAGCAAAGTCTAATCGTATATCTCAAGCTAATAGTGAACAGTCTAAATTAATAAATCAACGTAAAAATAATCTTCCTCCAATGAATTTTGAATCAAACGAGGATAGTTTAGATGGCTTTGACCTAGCAGAATTCAATCCAAGGTAGCCGTCTAAAAGTATATTATTTTTTGTGTAACTTTGTATAAAATTAAATTTAATAAAATATGGAAATTAAAGTAAAAGAGGTGGGGGTTGCTGAAGAAAAGTCTACTCAACAAGTTGAACAAGACCTTTTAAATAAGCACGAAGAAAAAATAAGTGATGAGCCTGTAAAAACAGAAGCACCCGAAGTGGTTGCCGAAGAAGAAATTAAAACTCCGGAGGTGTCAGAACCAAAGGTAGTACAAAAAGAAACTCAATCCTCAGAGTTAAAAGAGGAAGACGTTCTTAAATTTATGGAAAGTAGATACGGGAGAGAGATTAATTCACTAGATGAATTGAATCAAACTAGGGAAGAAAACGAACCACTTCCCGAAGATGTGTCCAAGTATCTACAATATAAAAAAGAAACAGGTCGTGGATTTGATGACTTTGCAAAATTGCAAAAGAATTACGATGAAATGGAGCCTGATAGATTGCTAAGAGAATATCTAACTGCAACTGAAAAAGGTTTAGATGCTGAAGACATCACAGACCTTATGGAAGATTATCAATATGATGAAGACATCGATGATGAAAAGCAAATTAGAAAAATAAAATTAGCAAAGAAAAAGACTATTGCGAAAGCTAAGGATTTTTTTAGTAAGCAACAAGAATTATACAAGGTCCCTCTTGAGTCGAGAAGGGATTCGAATCTTGAAGCTGACACAGAAGAATACAAGGCATATAAACAATACATAGCTGAAGCGAAGACGATAGATGAACGAAACTCTAGAGCGAGGGAAGTTTATCTTGAAAAAACAAACAATGTGTTCACAGAGTTCAAAGGTTTTGAATTTACATTAGATGACAACAAAGTTTACTTTTCACCCGGTGATTCAGATGAGTTATTAAAAGTTCATTCTAACCCTCAAAACTTTATTAAAAAGTATCAAGAGGAAGATGGTTCTCTTAAAAACGCAGAAGGTTACCACAGGTCACTAGCAATGGCAATGCATCCTGAAAAGTTTGCTAAATTCTTTTATGAGCAAGGGAAGTCTGCATCTGCAGATGAAACTATGAGAAAGTTAAAAAATGTAAATATGACTACTCGTACTGCTCCGGAAGTTGGCAATACAAAGACAGGTATGCAATTTAAGTCTGTAACCAATGACCACGGTCGTGGGTTAAAGATTAGAAGTAAAAATAAATAAGTGTTAAACTAAAGTAAAAAAAGTAAATTATGAGTGTATTAAACGTACCCGGTTACGACCTTCAACCAAGTGCACAAAGAGTGCCGTTGAAGTCTAACTACATTACCAACTTTGATTTCTTGAATCAGTATCTACCTGATACTTACGAAAAGGAGTTTGAAAGATATGGTAATAGAACAATAGCATCTTTCCTAAGAATGGTAGGTGCAGAAATGCCATCTAACTCTGACCTTATCAAATGGGCAGAACAAGGAAGATTGCATACTAAATATGTGGATTGTACAACTGCAGCATTAATTAATGCTGACGAAGCTGATTTTGTTATCGGTGATGCAGGTAACCCTGCTTTCGGTGCAAGTAACAGTATTGCTATTAGAAAAGGACAAACCGTATTTATCTCTGATAATGCAGGTGGTGGTTCAGGTAAAGCAATTGTTACTAAAGTTGACTATGGAACTAAAACTGTGAGTGTTGCTTTTTATGACAACGGTGGTATTCCTGTAGCAGGAGCCGGAAAAAAATTCACAATGTTTGTGTATGGTTCTGAATTCAGAAAAGGAACAGTTGGAATGGAAGAGTCTTTAGAAGCTGATGATTTCATCTTCGAGAACAAGCCAATTATCATTAAAGACAAATATGCAGTATCAGGTTCTGATATGGCTCAAATTGGATGGGTTGAAGTAACTACTGAAAATGGAGCAAATGGATACCTATGGTATATGAAGTCTGAGCACGAAACAAGATTACGTTTTGACGATTATCTTGAGACTGCAATGATTGAAGCGGTTCCTGCAGGTGCAACATCAGGTGCAGCTACTCAAACAGTAGCAGATGCCGGTATGGTTGGAAACGAAGGTTCAGATGGTATCTTCTATTCAGTAGAAAATAGAGGAAACATTTGGGGTGGTGGAAACCCAACATTGCTAACTGATTGGGATGATATCATTTCAAGATTAGATAAGCAAGGTGCTATTGAAGAAAATGTTGTATTTGTAGATAGAAATTTTTCTTTCGACATTGACGATATGCTTTCTAAGCAATCTTCTAACGCAGCAGGTGGTGTTTCTTACGGTCTTTTTGACAACGAAAAAGAAATGGCATTGAACTTAGGTTTCACAGGTTTCAGAAGAGGTTATGACTTTTACAAATCTGATTGGAAATATTTGAATGACCCAACAATGAGAGGTGGATTACCTGTTGGAGCAGGGTCAGGTAGAGTTAATGGACTTTTAGTTCCTGCAGGTTCTACTTCAGTATATGACCAAATCCTTGGTAAAAACGCTAAGAGACCATTCTTGCACGTTAGATATAGAGCTTCAGAAACTGAAGACAGACGTTACAAGACTTGGATTACAGGTTCAGCAGGTGGAGCAGCGACTTCTAGCTTAGATGCTATGGAGGTTCACTTCCTATCTGAAAGAGCAGTATGTACTCTAGGTGCTAACAATTTCTTCTTATTCCAAGAGTAAGCAGATAACTTTAATGGGGGGGTGTTTTAACGCACTCCCCTTTTTTTAAATTAAATTAAATTCTATTATAATGAAAAAAAACAAAATCGTATATGCTGATAAGCAATACAAACTCACAAGAGACGTAGCACCACTTTCTTTTATGCTACCTACAAAACACACAAAAAGATTTCCCTTATTACATTTTGACGAGTCAAATGGAATTAATAGAGAACTTAGATATGCGAAAAACCAAAAGAGTCCTT